CGTTGGACTCCCAGATAGACCTGAGCCTCATCGACACGAAGTCCCTGACCATAGCGAACCTGTCAGGGGTGGTCAGGTTCCTGTCCAGACCGCAGATTTGCAGGCTGGCGTGAAGGATGTCGCTGAAATAGGCCGAACGCATTAAGAAAATGAACGGCCGAAGCCGTCTACGAGCAGGGTGGTGTTCTCCGCTTTGGAGTTAACCCTGCACTCTGGGTTGTCCCTAAGGAAACCCTTCATGAAATTGTCGTCACGCCAACAGGCGTATCCGAGTCTCTGTCCCCAGTAATGGTAGGACTCCTCAGGGATACGCGCTGTCAGCTGGCCCAGACCTTCAACGTGACGATGTTGAAGCTGATTCAGTTTACCCAAAGCCGTTTTAGTGGCCTCAGCTTGGGCTTTACGGAGGTTCCACCCGGTACGAAACTCCTCCAGCATGCTGGGAAGGAGCTCGTCCGGGATGGATTCATGGATGGACTGAATGCCAGCCATGCCTCAGTCGATTACGACAGGTTAGCCCTGTAGTCGAACATACCGAAGGTCAGGGGGCTGTGGACGAGCAGAGCCGCCATGGCCTCCATCATGCGACGAGGACCGCCGCCGTTTTCGGTGAGTTCGCGGACCTGAGCGATGTTACCGCCGTAGCGGACTTCGAGGTAGTCCCACGGGATGACGAAGCCCTTGCACTTGGCGTTTTCAGCATGCAGGTTAGCGCGATGCTTAGCCAGAGCGGCCGCGGCGTTCCTGTCGGCGACGGACGCAGAAGCGGCGGCGATGACGAGGTTGTTCGCGGTGAGAGCACCCTGCTGGGCACCGGACATCGCGGCCTTGGCGGCTTCGAGACCGCCGTTGCCGACAGTAATGACGCCAGCGGTGTTGCCGTCGCCGGTCTGAGCCTTGACGCGGTTGGCTTCCGAGGAAGCACGGCCGTCATACAGCTTGAACTTCTGGACGCCACCTTCGGTGTACTCTTCGATGGTGTAGGGGTTGACGCCAGCGTGGAGGAACTGGGTCGGGATGAGCGCGAGCTTACCGAAGTCGCCCTCGAAGTAGTCAACGGACGCCTTGATGGTGTCAGCGTTGGCATCGCGGGTGGAGCGGATACCGGTGCTCGAAGACGGGCCAGCAGGGGCACGGGTCGTGTAGACCAGCTCCGTGAACTGACGCTTCAGCTTCGTGCCGACGACGGCCTCATGGTTCTTGAACTGGCCGGTCTGCTCATAGACGGAGGTCATGAGGTCCTGAACAGTATTCTCGTTCAGGTTTTCGACCAGAGTGTTCGTACCGATGATGGACGACTCAGGAGTGACGAAGTTTTCGTCGATGGGGCGGATGGACTGGTTCTGGACGCCGTACTTGTCGGCATTCGTGGTGGCAATCGCCCTGTCCTTCTTAATCCACGACGTGAGGCATCGGGTGCGGTAGGGGGTGGTGCCATCGTCGAGCGCGGGCATGATGTCCGAGGTGAAGGTGATTTCCATCGAACGCTTGAGGTCGATGGTAGCCTTCGCCAGCTGACGGGACAGTTCATCCTTCACACCGGCGAGGTTGAGGATGTCCTGAGTCAGGTTGGAGACGTGCACGGCACGGCGGAACAGGTGGATGTTGTTTTCAACTTCCGTCCTGTAGCCAAGCGTGTACTGCTTGAAGTCCGAGTTGGTGCTCGGGTTGGTCGGGTCAACGTCCTTGCCGTCAAGGATGCCGAGCTCAACGGAGGGGTCCGGGTTGCGGTCCACCTGCCAGCGGAAGGTGGTGTTACCCGGCTTGGAGCCGCGGCGAGCCATCGAGGAGATGGGGGTCTCCTTGGCATCGACGTTGGTGATGAGGTCCGAGAGCTCCTCGCGGATACCGACTCGGGCGCCCTGAAGCGGACGCTGATTCTGGAACTGGGACTCGAATAGGGAGGCCATAGTGATGATGATTAGGTCTCAGATGAATTTGTTTCGGAACACGTCAGAGAGGTCATCGAGGGAGGAGGATTGCCTGTACCTGCTTTCCGCGAGCTTGGCTTTCACGGCATCGGGCTTTTTAGCCGACGACGCGGGGGCGTAGCTGGAGGAGGGCTGGACGGGGACGCGCTGGCTGACACCACTATTGGCGGACTTCTTCTGGCTCTGGTATGATGCCATGCCTGAAGCGAGGTGGGCGGCGTAGATTTCGTAGTCAGGGTACTTCTTAATCTCAGGGACGGAGTCCACAAACCTAGAGGCCATGATGGTCCTAGGGTCGGTCTTGTCCTTGAGCCAAGGGAATTCCCTGCGAGCCGCAGACGCGAACGCCTTCGACTTCTCAACGTAATCCATCTGCTTGGGCAGGTGGTCTTCCATGGCACGGATTGCGTTAACTTTCGCCTTCGCAATCGATTCCTTGTCAACCGGTTCCTGTCCGTCCTCGTAGTAGCCATCGGGGTATCGCTCGCAGAACAGTCGGATTTCCTTTTGCCTCTCGTACTCGGCCTGAATTTTCTCCTCGTCGTCGAACGCGCTGAATGGATTGTTGGCGTTGGCGGCGGGGAGGGCCTTGGAACGCTTGAGATGCTCCAGTTCTTCCTCCAATTTCTGTGCTCGTTCCTCTGCTTCCTTACGCAGGGCAGTCAGTTTGGAGATTCGCTTGTCCACGCCCTTAGGCTGGGGACGAGAGTCCTCGTACTGCCCTGTCGATTCTTCTTCCGTATCCTCGGCTTCGACTTCAGACGCATCTGAAACGTCCTCGTCAGCCGCTTCCCCGTTTTCATCGGTCTGGGGTTCCGATTCCTGCGAGCCGTCCGCAAGAGCCCTTCCAAAGAATTGGGAGAGCTTTTCATCATCAGCGAGGTCGGCACGCTCGCTTGGTTGGGCCATGAGTTGATTAGCCTCGGGCTCAAGGCCGAGGGATTCGGTGTTATCCGGGTAGTTAGGGTCCATAGTCAGCGTTGCTTAGCACGCAGAAGTAGTCGAAAGGTTGTCTGTTGTACCTGAATCACAAGACGCATCACGCTCGCGAGTCGGTTTGATTCGGGTTGGATTGCTTTTCCCTCAGCGTGACCTTAAGCATGTAGTCTCGGTTGGCCTGAAACAGCCTCAGGATGTCGTTGAACGCAGAAACCCTGCCAGCGGCATGGGCTCGAGCCTCTCCCGTGGTCTGCGGAAGCATCAAGGACACCAAGTCGTTCTGGAAATTCTCATCGGTGATGATGAGAACTGCCTTGTAGAGCTCCTCCGCGTCCTTGTTGACGAATCCGAATGCCTTTGTGTTTGGGTCGATGGTTTCCATGGGTTAAATCATGCCCATGCCCTGAAGCGGGCTGGGTACGCCGCCGCCCTGAGGGGCTTCCATCGGCTGTTGCTCCTGTTCCGCCTGAGCCTCGCCAACTTCCTGCTGAATCTGTTCAGACGCAGGAGTGACGCCAATGCGTCCGATTTCCTTGTTTTTCTGCTGGTCAACGGACATCTGGAGGTTCTTCTGGTAGTTCTCCAGCAGAATCTGGAAGATGCGGTCCGACTGTGCGGCGGAAGCGGCCTTCGGGTTCTTTTGCAGGATTTCCTGCAAGTAAGACATTTTGGACTCAGCCGACGGGTCGTTTTCGACGTACAGGGCCTCGTTGCCGAGCATCATGAGGGCGACGTCGTTCATGACATCCTTGTACATCTTTTGCGACGCGGTGGTCTGGTCGATGACAAGCTCGCGGGCGGCGTCCGGCGAGATGGCCTCGATGACAAGCTTGACGAGCTTGTTCCTGTCGATGACGCCACCGCTGTCCAGCGGGACGACAGTCTCGACGATTGCCTTGAGCTTCTCCATGACGAACTCAGGGTCCGTGTCTCTGACATCGAATCTGACGTTGAAGTCGTATTGGCTGTGGATGTCGGAGAGGTTTTGCTTGAGCGGAGCGCCCGTGATTCGGGTGACCTCTTCCTCTGGCATGAACTGGAGGCACAACGAGAACAGCTGCTTGTACGCCTGAGTCCAGAATCCGAGCCAGTTATTCACCTGCAACTGCTGGAGCATGCGGACCTTATTCGGGTCGATGGTCTCGCCGACGATGAAGCCGTAGAAGTTGCCGAGGTTGGTCTCAATCTGCTGGATGACGCTGATAGCCAGCTCTGCCTTGCCCTGCGGAGGCTCCATGAATGTGTAGTCGTCCTTTGTGGAGACAGGAAGAACCTGACCCGGAGCGATACGATTGAGTGCACCGACCCTTTTGACCACCTTGACGGCGGGCATAATCTCAAGGGCGACTCGGTCCCTGAAGGAGTCGTGCATGGCCTTGACCTCGTCCTGCTCTGTCTTGGAGATTTCCGGGATGCCGCGACTTTCCGTGACCTGACGTCGGGTCATCTCGAACCTGATTGCCACGAACGGATACTCGCCGTGGGCGTAGTTCAGCAGTTCCTGAAGTGCGTACAGCTCGCTACCGACATGCGGAGACATGACTGTGTAGTAGATGGCAGGAACGCCGGTCTCATCAATCTGTCGGTAGTAAGCCCAGACGATTTCAATGAGGTTGTCGCCACGCTGGATGTTCGAGTTGAGCATCGTGGTGGTTGGGACAAGGTTGGGGTCATTGAAGTAGAAGTGGTTGCCCATCGTCTTGGCCGCGGCCTCAATGAACTCAGCGTTCCAACCGGCGTTTTGGGCCATGGAGCGGAGCTCGACTTCGGTCATGTACTGCCTTCGGAAGATAACGCGGGCCTGCTGGAGGTCGGCGGTTTCGGGAGGGAAGCAGACTTCGTCGTAGGGCTTAAGGGCGGTAACCTTGGGCAGGTTTTTCTGGACGTAGATTTCCTCAAGCTCGCCCTGACCCTCTTCGCGCATGTTCTTGACGAACTTGCGAAGGTCCTTGGCCTTCATCATCGGGAACTTCTCCTTGATAATCTCGATGGCGAAATCCTCCTTGGCGGGATTCATGATTGCTCCGATGAGCTTGGCGGTGTCGCCCGTGCCGCCCATCTGCTGTTCCTGCTCCTGCACGGCGTACAGCTCTTCCATGGACATGGTCTGCTTCCTGATTCCAAGCTGTCGGTCCCAAGTAATCTGGGCGATGGACCAGCCATAGGTGAGCATGTAATCGGCGACAAGCTCAGCTTCACGCTGAACTTCGGACCTCAGCTTGGTTTCGATTAGCCAACGCATGAGGTTGGTCGCGCTGGAAGCCGCCATCGTGTCGCCGACTTCCGTGCCACCAACCTTAAGGGTGGAGGCGTTGTAAGAGGTCATCAGCATCGCCTTCTGGTCTCGGATGAGCCTGTCAACCAGTCGAACCCTGACGTCAGACGCACCCTCGAACGGGAACGCAGGGTCTCCTTCGGGTCGGGCCCAGCTGTGCTTCTTTCCGTCGTCGGTCTGTCCGGGCCAGCGGGCGTAACGGACGTCGTCGGCCCAAGACATCTTGGAGACCATCGTGCCATGGTACGCGGAACGTTCGTACTCC